TTTTAATCCGCAGGCTGATGGTTCGAGTCCATCTGGGTTCACCAAATTTATAAGAAATAAAATGCAGAACTGGCCTACAAGATATAGATGTAACAAGTGTTCTCGTGTAACTAGTGGGTATCCTTGGGGATGTTGGAACAGTACTTGTCCTATTAAAGTAAATGTTATATCTGATACAGTATCTAAAGTTGTATTATCTATTATAACTCTAGCAATCTTTTTGTTTTTAGTGTTTGCTTTGCATCACTTCCAACAAAAAAGACTTGACTTCATGCAGTTTTAATATATAATAATGATTGGGTTGGACGCCATAAATAGTCTCGTGCGAACCAAAGGTTAGTTCGCTTCCTTATAGGAGATGGAAATGAAAAAGAAGATCGTTGCTTTAGTTGCTGCTCTTGGTATCTCTTTAGCTGCTATTACACCAGCTAGTGCTTGGTATGGTGGATGGGGTGGATATGGTTATGGTTGGGGTGGATATGGAGCAGGTCTAGGTATTATGGCTGGCGCTGGCCTGTTAGGTGGTATCATTGGTGGTGCTATTGCCAATGGTGGCGGTTATGGTTACGGATACGGTGGTGGTTATTATGGCCGACCTTGCTATCTAGCTCAGGTTCCATATTATGATTATTACGGTAACTTTGTAGGATACAGACAACAGACGGTGTGCTAATATGAAAAAGTTAGTTATTGGAACATTTGCTCTTTTTATTATGATTGGTTCCGCAATTGCTGGTGGTAATTATATTGATGACTGCTACAATTGTAGAGTTACTTATGTTACGAAAAAAGTAAAGACCGTTAAAGTAATTAGGCAATATGTTCCAGTAACTCCAGCTGTTCCTGCTCCTGTTGCTACTCCGCAACCAGTTGCTCCTGTTGTTCCTATTATGCCAATTCCATATGTTTCTGGGCCAACACGTTCTCCATATTATCCACCGCCAGTAGGATATGCTCAGCCTGGTCCACAACCAATGGCTCAACCAGCAATTCCAGTTTATAGTGCTCCTGTTTCACAACCAGTTCCTCCTCCGCAAAGAGGATGTACTTGGTATGTTGATCCTTATGATTTGTTTGGACAGTTATTTGGAGATCCGGATTTAGTCCAGGCTTGTTGGTCTTTTTAATTGAAAGAATTTTATATGGAATATAATCAGCACAGAACATCAGCAATAATAAAAATTGTTTGTTTCTTTTTATTGATGATCGTTGCAGGATTTGTACTACAAGATCTTTATCAGTTCGGATGATATTATGAAAAACATATTAATGTGTGAACCAAAATATTTTGATGTATCTTATGACATTAATCCATGGATGACTGGTAATAATGGTAAGATCAATCCAGATTTAGCAGAACATCAGTGGCAAGAATTATATGATGCTATTGGTGGTATTGTTAACATTAAATTAATCCACCCTCATGAGGGATTACCAGATATGGTATTTACAGCTAATGCTGGATTCTTTAAAAAAAGACATAATATGGTTTATGTTTCTAAGTTCAGAAACAAAGAACGCACAGCAGAAGAAGATCATTTTATTAGCTGGTTTATTTTAAACGGTTATGGTGTTTGCAAACCAAATATTCCATTCGAAGGAGAAGGTGATCTATTAAAAGGCGACGATCATATTCACTGGTTTGGTCATGGGTTTCGTTCTGATCGCAGAGTAAAGAATATTTTTCCTTTTAATGAATTTAATAATGCTAAACATTTAGAAATGATAGATCCTCGTTTTTATCATTTAGATACTTGTTTTATGCCACTTCGTAAAGAAGGTGGTTTATTATGGTATCCAAATGCTTTTTCAGAAGAAGCTCAAGAAAAAATTCGTAAAGTCTCAATGAGAAAGTTCTCTATAGAAGTTACAGAGGAAGAGGCATTGACGTTCTGTTGTAATTCCATTGTAATAAAAAATAATATTTTTATGCCAAAATGTCCAAGCGTAGCAAAAAGATTAGAACAACTAGGATTCTACGTACGTCAATTTGACATGTCAGAGTTCATGAAATCTGGTGGCGCATGTAAATGTTTGGTGATGTTTTTGGATTGATATGATAAATTCCCGTGATGAAAAGTTTATGGCCTTCACCAGAAGGATGGCTATAGATAATCATAACTCGCAGAACAGAGCAAAACTGGCCGCGAGTTTAGTTCTTCGTAACGAAGTTATATCTGTTGGGTATAACTCTTACAAAACACATCCAATGCAGAAAAGGTTCTCTAAGAATATTGAAGCAATCTTTAAACATGCTGAAGTAGATTGTATCGTTAAAGCTCTACGGCATGTTGATTCTGAAGAATTGGAAAAAGCAACACTCTATGTCTATAGAGTTAAGAAATTTTCTAAAGATTCAAAGTTTATGTGCGACGGTTATTCTGAGCCATGCTGTGGATGCAAACAAGCGATCTCTCATTTTAAAATCAAAAAAGTCGTGTACTCAACAGACGAAGATAGTAATTACTCAGAGCTTAACTCGTAAAAATATCTATCACTCTTTTTATATAATCTTTACGATGTTTAATAAATAGCTGTGGCTCTTCATGATCTACAGCTATCATCACAACTATCTGAGGAATATGAATATCATATAGTCTTTCAAACATCATTGCGTAACATGTTGTCTGAAGGAAATAGGACTCTATCCATTCTTCTTTCTTTAATTTACGGGAAGTTTTAAAGTCAATTACCGAAGGAACTCCGTTGAACTCCGCAATGAGGTCACATCTTCCTGCTGTTTCGAGAGCTGAAGAATAGAGAGGCAGCTCTACTCCTAGAATGTTATCTACATGTTCGTCCAAAAGTGTTTTAATACTATTAAAAGAATCAATCCCTGAAGGCATGCTGTCGAGAACATAATTATCTTCATTAAGAACATATCTTTCTGCAATCGAATGAACCGCTGTTCCTCTTCTTGCAGCTTGTGTAGAAATTTTTTGAGCCTCTTCCTCTCCAACCTTTTTTCTCCATTCTAAAAGGGCAGTCTTATCCATCTTTTCGCTTAACACAGTTGTTACTGAACGGAATTTTCTCCCGTCTGGTAACACATAATATCTTCTGCCATTTATTGATTCCGTAGTCATTTCTATTTCCGGAACCATAATATGTTTAAATTGTTTCCTCATTTCGCCAGACTTCCATTTTATTTTCGTCAATATAACCTTCGCCTCTAGTAATTTTGGCTGTTATATTTGAACCAACATCCTGATTGTTTGATCTCCATCTCATTTGAACGAGACCAATATTTTTTGCATAGAACCCACGATTACCTGTGGTTTTGTTATTAAAAGTTTGATCGTAACTAACTTCTAAAACATCTTGATAAGTTTTGTTTTCTACTGTTTGAAATGTATCATGTCTCTTAATAAAGGTTACTACTTGTCTCCCAGTAATAGGAGCTTCGAAAAATGTGGATTTAAGTGAAGAGATTTTAATTTGTTTATCAATAATATCACCAATTTTTTGTTCGAATCCCCAAGGTATTTCATAACCAGTTTTAAAACCTGTAGTTCTATATTTAGTCCAGAATTGATAAGATCTTCTGTGATAGATATCTGCAGTTTCTACAATACCCCTGGGATTACCAATGTTATCTCTGTTATAATAATCAATAACCCAACTTGCTAACCAAGCGCCATCATGATAATCTTCTTCGTAAAAGATTTTATTATCGCCAGAGTTCCAATAGATATTTACATATTTCTTTCCATCATCTGGATTGAAATATTCATGTTTTTGTAATTCATTTATCTTTGGTTTGGGCCAATAGTCTGAAAATAAAAACATCTTCGTCATGTTATAATTCTCATTTTATCTTTAAGAATGATATACTCTTTTACTAATGCACTTCTTACAATATCTTTAGCTTCAAATTCTACTAGATGAAAAGACTTCATATTCTTTACGACTCTCATAAAATCTGTTAATCCATTTCTCTCATGTTCTCTTGTAAAATCTGATTGTCTGAAGTCTCCGCAGAATATCACTTTACAATTATGACCAATACGTGTGATAACAGAATCTAACTCATGAAGAGTTGCGTTCTGCATTTCATCAACAATAACAATACAATTATTGAGAGTTATACCTCTGATGAAAGAGGTTGAAATAAATTCAATAACGTTTTTACCTTTTAGATATTCATACGCATCACCTCTTCCGAAAAGCTCGGAACAGATTGCATAATATGGTGCTTCATATACTTTGGTTTTTTCTTTGTTGTTTCCTGGAAGAAATCCCATGTCTCTTGTTGGAACAACAGATCGCACAATAACAATCTTCTTATAAATGCACTCTGGATCTGCAATAATCTGTTTTAAAGAAAGATACATTGCCATAAAGGATTTGCCAGTACCAGCAATTCCATGAAGCATTAAGTTTTTATCTTCTTCAAAAGAATTAAATGCATGTTTCTGATTCTCTGTAAGAGGATGAAAATGTTTGAGATGAAAATTTATTTTTTCTTGATAATTTTCTTTTGGTTTTCCTTGTTGGCGAAGAAGTCTTTTTTCTCTACGGGTTAAACGACGTGTTGTTGTTTCTTCTTGCATTATACCCCTACTAAAATGTGTTTATAGTGCTCCTTGTTATACCTTTATTATTTCCCTTCTTCATATGTTTAAGTAGATCACGGAAACCATTATCGGGTTTGCCCATGCCTCTACCAGAATGGATCATAGGAGCTCCATTTACGAGTTGAGTGATATGCGGATTTTCTTGCAAGTATGCATCAAGTTCCGATATCGACATAAAGTTTTCATACTCTTCGCCAGTATCATTGTTTAAAAATTTATATGTTGGCATCATTATTTCCAATTATTGTTATCATTAAGATCGTCAATATCTTGATCGTCATCATCCACAAGAGCAGAAACGTCTTTAGTTCTTAAAGCACGTTCAACTCTTTTAGCTTTACGTTTGTTTTCTCTTTGCCTTGGATCATCGTGATAGTTATCATCTTCATGAGAGTAATCGTTCTTACGAAATTTCTTTAACGCTGATTTGCTCATTCTACAATAAGACCTGGTAGTCCCTCTGATACGTGTTGTAATGTAATACCATTAAATGGCATCTTTTTATCTTTAATAGCACAAAGAAGTTTAGCGTCTTCTTTATCTACTCTTTCTAGCAACTCAACAAACATAGACTCTCTTTTTGTTTGCGGAAGATTGTCATAGAATCCCTTAATAAAGTAACGTAATTTTTCGCAATCTTTAATAAGGACATGTTGTTGATCTACGAGATCGTTTGGTTTATAAGGGGGTTCTCCTTCTGGAAGTAGCCATACTACTGAGGGATCATATGCTCCCTGTAAAATAATTCGAAGAGGAATACTATCATTTGCTCTAAGAGCATCAATCTTTTCCTGCGTTCTCTTTAGTCTAGAAACCTTTAATAGAAATTCACAAATTCCAACCTGCATTAAAATTCTCCAAGATGTTCAGTTAAGTTTTTCAGTTTATTATTGATAAAATATGTCAAGAGTTTACTTCTATCACGATTTTCTTGAGAATTAAACTGCTCCATTACTTTCTCACGAATCGTCTCAGGCGTGAAACTCAGATCGATAAGCTGTGCGTTACGAGAATAATTCCTAGCTATATTAGATTCCATTTCATTTAAGTCTGTCCCCATAATCTTTTCCATTTTTTTAGCTGTCAATGGCCGCTGCCTGTCACCAACAACGAAACAATTATCTGGAGAAAGAACATTGGGAACACCATCTCCTGCATCGCCCTTTAAAATATGCTCATGTAGGAAACGTTCTGGGTCTTCGTGTTTGATCCATTTCTTTCGAGTAGGATCATACTGAGAAACATTAGAGTAAGTGTGCAACTGTATAAAATCTTTGTCACCCGATAAGATAAGAATTTTCTCACCAGTATTTAGTCCAGAACCGAATTTAGTTACTAGGGTTGCAATGATGTCATCAGCCTCTGCGGACTCTACATCCAGAACCTTATAGGGAAAATATTCTTTTAATTCTGACCGAATCTTATTCAAGCATTCAAAGATATTCTTCCAATCCAGTTCTGAAGATTCGATATTCTTCTTACGGTTGGCTTTATAATATGGAAAGATTTTCTTACGCCAGTAATTTGTATTATCGCAAGCAATAATTAGCTCACCGTAATCATCTTTAAATTTTTGGCGATAAGACCTTAGAGAATTTAGAATCATATGGCGAACCATATTTTCTTCTAGCTGAGCATTAGTATGATTACCTAATTGCATCAACAAATTGGATAACATAACTTGATTCAGATCAACAATAATCACAACATCACCTGTAAGTTAGATTTCTTCTTCTGGTTCTTTCAAATCTATATTAATAGAGTCTACTATCTTAAAGACTCCTTCCTCATCCTCGTTTACCGAGAAAACATTTTCTGCTAATACTTGGAACGGATGATAGATACCATAATGTTTACACATTAAAGATCTTAATGCTTCAATAATAAAAGCTCCATCTTTTATGTCTTCGTCGATATCTTCTTCGGCTAATCCAAATCCGGCAATGTCTAGCTGGTTAAAGATCATAGGAGCAAGATTAGTTATCGTTTCTTGGATATGATACTGTTTCATCATTTCAAGATTATGTTGTATGTCTTCGAGTTTCTGTTGATCTGTGGGATGAACATAAGATTTCGGAAATACAACAACATTATTAGCAGAATTAGACATAGTATTATATTACCTTAATTGTCATAATTTGTCAATATTATTTATTAATCATGATAATACACAACACTAGATCCTGTTCCAAAAAATCTAAAATCATAAATTCTACAATCTGTATCTGTCGTTACTGCTTTAGAGACTTTCTCTCTTTTGTTTTCGTCTACGTAAAATATGAAAAATCCTCCACCACCAGCGCCCAACAGTTTTCCTCCGAGAGCTCCTGCCTTAATAGCTTTATCGTAGACTGAATCGAAATAATCTTGAGTAATGTCTTCGCATACACCTTTTTTGTCAGCCCATGCTTCATGAAGAAGATTACCAAAATTATCTAAATCATTTTTGTGTAAATAATCTAGAGCAGTATACGCTTTATCTCGAGAACGTTTAACTAAATTAAATTTATCAATATTAGACATTGCTTTCTGTTGTTTCTGTAGAATGTTATTAGCATCTCTACCTCTTCCTGAATAGACAAGAATGAGTTTGTTTTCTAATCTATCCATGGATGGTTTTGATAATGAAATGGATTCTACATTTACTTTACCATTTCTTTTGAATTCGAATAGATTAAACCCTCCGAAAGTAGCAGCATATTGATCCTGTTTTCCAACAGGATAACCACATTTATTCATTTCTATTTCACAAGCAATCTCTGCTATAGATTCTCTTGTGCATGTTTCGTTTCTTAATGTTGATAGTGCTTTAGTAAGCCCGACAGTAAAAGCAGAAGAAGAACCCAACCCTGAACCCTTAGTAACAATGTCACTAATAGAAGCTGTAGTAATTTCTTTATCAATACTAAAATACTTTAGCGATTCTCTGGTAATCGCATGTTGCATTTGTTCTAGATCATGATGCTCTTCAACGTCATCATACATACATTTAACACCCATATATGGAACTTTATGTGCAAACACATGAATAAATTTATTAATAGTTACTGAAAGCGCAGCACCATCTTCTTTTTCATAGAACGATGGCATATCAGAACCTCCAGAAAAGAAACTAACACGTAAGGGAGTTCTTGTTACTATCATTTAAGTTGTCCTATAAACAAACTGTTGTGCAGGAAAAGCTCTAGACTCAGTTGTTGGATACTTTTTAACTAAACTGTCTAATAGACTTTCCCATTGACCGTGCACCTTTTCAATATGGTAACGATTGTCAGTATAACTCTTTACGAATTTAAGATATTTAATTACTGTATCATTATCTTCTGTATATCTTTGGTATGCTGAGTTTAATTCTTGATAAAAGATATTAGCATGAATATTTGGATCGCTGTCTCCTTGGTACATAAAATTCAAAGAACCAGAAGTTTCTGCAAGTGCTCCATAATTAGGATGAACACAAAGCAATCCTGCTGACATTGCCTCAAGCATGGCTCTACAAGAAGTTTCAATCCATGTAGAAGGATATGCATGAATGTGTGCAGTTTTTAGATATTCTTTTAGCTCTTCGTTAGGAGTAAATCCATGATAAGTCATCTTAGGATGATTACGAATTTGATCATACAAAGGTTCGAATTGTTTATCAGCATCATCCCATCCATAAATCTTAAAAGATGAGAACACATCAAGATGAACATTGTCATATTTCTGAGAAAATAAATCAAATGTTGGAATTAATAGGTTCAAACCACGTTGAGGTGTAGAAGTGTAACAGAACCTAATAGTATCTGATTTCTTTTTTTCCCAGTCAACTTTAATTGGATCGAAGCCAGATTCTAGCACTGTGCACTTTTGGCTGTATGGGAATCCCAACACAGTCCTGTACTGCTCGTACTGCCAGTTTGAAATAAAAACAAAATGATGGAACTTATCACGATAAGATTCATCCTTAAACAACTGAGACTCTGGATCATGAGGTAAATCATGACACCAGAAAATACG